AAAATAATTACAATAGATTTATCACAATATGGAGGAACTGGTACATGGACTGGTCCAATAACAAAACTACCTTCAAGTGGTTACTCTAGTAAAAAATATACTAAAAGTAATAAATCACCTAGACCTAAAAGAGCTATGGGTGGAATGATGAAAAAGAAAAAGAAATACTAATGGCTAAAAAAGGTTTATATCATAATATTAATCAACGCAAGAAAAAAAATATTAGTAGACCTAAATCACAATCTACTGTTAGTCCTCAAGCATATGCAAATATGAAAGCAGGATTTCCTAAGAAAGGAAAAAATAAATAATGTCTGGTCCTAAAACAAGAGGTAAGTTAAGCTTAGAAAAAAAATATTCTTTAAAGAAAAAATCTATTAATAATACTTCTTGGAAAAAAACTAATGAAAATATTATGGTTAATAAAAATCCCATAAGAATGTTTTTTTCACCTATTGAAGCTATGTTTAGAGGTAATGTAGAACATACAAAAAATCTTATGAATTATTATTCTGGTAAGAAAAAACAAAAACAAAGAGCTGAAAAAAGAATAATAGACAAAGCTAAGAAGAATGTTATAAAAGGATTATAATGGCAACTAACTCTTTAAATAAACAGATGGGGAAATTTATGACTCCTACTACAGACGAAGTACCAACTTTAGGTCCTATGGATGTAGAGACACCTGCAAGTGCAAGAGAAGGATTACCTCTTAGACTATTTGATAAAAGTAGAACTAGATATAAAGAAGGTGATGTTGTTAAAGATGACGAAAATGAATATAATAAAGCGTTAAATGTTTTTCATTTAATGGCAAGAGAAAATAAAACACCACAAGAAATTAAAAGTCGTATTGGGGAAAATATGTATAATAAAATTGTTATGAATAAAATGAATACAAAACAAAAAATGGCAACTGGTGGATTACCAACAGACCCATTACTTGACCCTCGATTTGGAAAATACTTTGAACAACCAGAATATAGAGCTTATGCAGAAGGTGGCGAAGTAGAAGAAGATATGGTTATACCAGAATTACAAGAAGGTTCTGATATGGATATGCAAGTAGATACTATGATGACTCCAAGTGAAGAAGGTGAAGAACCAGAAATGGAAGTTAGTGCAAACATAGATATGTCTGTGTTAGATTCAGAAGAAGAACAATTATTAGAAGAAGTAATAGAAATGCATCCCGATATAGTGGATGTCATTATTAAATTAAGTACAAAAGAATTTACCGGTGAAGGCGAAGTCGATGGACCGGGAACAGGAACTTCAGATTCTATTCCAGCTATGTTATCAGATGGAGAATTTGTTTTTACAGCTAAAGCAGTTAAGCAATTAGGTGTGGACAAACTTCGTAACATGATGGCAAAAGCAGAACAGGATTATGATACAGGTATGGGTGAACAAGATGCGAATCAAGAGATGAACATCAATGAACCCATGATGGCTAAAGGTGGACTTATGTCTGCTAATAGACTTTAAGTAGAGCTACCCGGACTATCACTAGGCACTCTACTCGGCTACTCTTACGATTATGTAAGACCCCAATAACAAGAAAGGTGATAAAACAATGGTTGAAAGTAAAGAGAACCCTTTAGAAAATAAAGCTACTTCTCAGAAAAGTAAAGAACAAGAAGCTAATCCATATAATCAGAAGAAAGATTATCTTGACTATGATGAATTGGATAAAGCAAAGCAAAGTTCGTTTGCTGATGCAAACACTCTTTTAGGACAGAAGGTTGATAAAAAAGTTGTCGTTGATTCTCAACACACTTTAGATGATGAACCAGAAGTTGTAGAAGAACTACAAGACAAACCTTATACTAAGGTGGATTATAAAAAAAGATATGACGACCTCAAAAAACATTATGATGGTCGGGTTAATTCTTTTAAGGCAAGAGAAGATGAACTCCTAGCTGAAGTTAAGTCGAACAGACCTAAATATAAAGCTCCAAAGAGTCCAGAAGAAATTGCCGCTTTTAAAAAAGAATACCCAGATGTTTATGGTGTAGTTGAGTCAGTCTCACATCTTCAAGCTTCTAAAGAATTAGAAGACTTAAAAGGAGAATTAAATACTCTTCGACAAGTTAATCAATCTATTTCTAAAGAAAAAGCTGAAGCACGATTAGCGAGAATGCATCCAGACTTTGAAGAAATTCGAGAGTCAGATAATTTTCACGATTGGGCTAATAATCAACCCGAAGCAATTAAGAAGTGGGTCTATGGGAATAATGCTGATGCGGAATTAGCGTCTCGAGCAATTGACCTTTTCAAACAGGATACCGGCAAGTCAAAATCTAAATCGACTGTATCTGGTGATACTGTACCTGCGTCAGAAATGATAAAGGTAACTAACAGTAAAGATATTGGATATGGAACAAGAAAGATTTTTACTCGTTCTCAAATAGCGGCAATGTCTCAATCTGAATTTGATAAAAATGAGAAAGCTATTGAAGAAGCACAACGAGAAGGGCGTATCGTAAATGATATGTCTAGGTCTTATGGTGGTTCTGGCAATCCAACTATGTAAATAAAGATAAAGACAAAGCCATCACAACAACTAACTTAACTACAAGGAGAAAGTAATGGGTACATTACAAAATGCAAGTAATGCCAACGCTTCAAACTTTGATGTAGGTACTTCGGGTCAAACTAATGAATTTTGGGTCCCGGAAATTTTTTCGAAGAAGATTCAAAACTTCTTTAGAAAATCCTCTGTCATTGAAGCTATAACCAATACAGACTACGCTGGTGAAATTAGTGCTTATGGCGATACTGTCAAAATCATTAAAGAACCTGCTGTAACTGTTGCGGCTTATACTAGGGCGGCATCTACGACTAAACAATACCTTGGAGACCAAGAGTTAACACTTGTTATTGATAAAGCGAATTCATTCAAATTCATTATTGATGACATTGAGGAAAGAATGTCTCATGTTAACTGGGCTTCAGTAGGAGCATCAAGTGCGGCTTACAAATTAAAAGATACAATGGATGCAGAAGTAATTGCGGCTATGTTCGCAGGTCCTTCAACATCTTCACCAGACCATGTAATAGGTTCTGATAGTGCTACTGCGGATTCAACTATGACTCACGCAACTAACTCTGTCGACTTAGGATATGGTGCTGGAGAGATTACTCCATTGGCTCTTATGTCTAGATTCGCTAGACTATTAGACGATGCACAAGTTCCAGAAGATGGGCGTTGGTTTTTAGCTGACCCTAGATTCTACGAAGAACTTGCGGCAGAAGATTCTAAACTAATGTCATCTGATTTTAATCAAGGTGATGGTGGTGTAAGAAATGGTCTAGTAGCGGCAGGTATGATTAGAGGTTTTCAAATGTATAAAACTTCAAACATAGCGGCTGTGTCTAACGCAACTGGTAAATGTATGGCTGGGCATATGTCCTCTACAGCAACTGCACAATCTATTCTTAACATTGAAACTCTTAGAGACCATGACACTTTTGGTGACATTGTAAGAGGTCTTCATGTTTATGGTAGACAAGTTCTTAGAGATGACGCAATTGCGACAGCTTTTTACAAAATTGACTAATAACTAATATGGAAGGGGAATTAATTTTCCCCTTTCTTTTAATATTACAACGAGGAAATAAAAATAAATGACAGCTCCATTCAGAACTTATCTTGATTTAACAAACACTATATTGCGTGAGTTAAATGAAGTTGAATTAACTTCGGGAAGTTTTGCAAGTGGTGCAAAAGGAATACAAAAATTAGTTAAAGATAATATTAACAGAGCATACTTTGACATTTGTAATGCAGAAGATAAATGGAGTTTTTTAGCAGTAGGAGACCCAGCAGATAATTACTATGGTAATGTTTCTATTGAAACTGCATCTGGTACTAGATGGTACAATTTTAAAAGTGGAACAAGTAATATAACAACAGTTTATAGTATTATAGATTTTGATAATATAACATTAACAGAAGAAGGTGTAAGTGGTAAAACAGCACCACACGAAATTAGAAAATTATATCCGGTAACTTTAGAGTATTGGAATAAACATTTTGCAATTTCAGAAGCTGTAGACAAAAGCGGAACACAAGCTTATGGAATACCGGAAAGAATAATTCGTAGTCCTAAGAATGATAAGTTTGGATTATCACCAATACCTAATGGTGTATTTAAAGTTTACTTTTTTGCCTACAACCAACCAACAGAATTAGATGCGGCTACTGATACTATAGTATTTCCAAAACAATACACAACAGTTCTACTAGCAAGAGCAAGATATTATATGCATCAGTTTAAAGATAACATTTCACAATCTCAATTAGCTGACGCAGAATATAAAAAAGGTTTAAGAACTATGAGGGAACAGTTAATAGAACCATTCCCAGATAGTATGACAGATGATAGAACTTTTGTAGTTTAACATGGCAGAGTATCAAGGTAAAAAAGTTACTCTTAATAAACCAACAAGAGGAGATGTAAAAAAATTTAAAGTATTTGTAAAAAATGCTAAAGGTAAAGTTATTAAAGTAAATTTCGGAGACCCTAATATGTCAATTAAAAAAGACCAACCCGGTAGAAAAAAATCTTATTGTGCTAGGTCTGGTGGTATAAAAGGAAAAAATGATAAGACTTCAGCTAACTACTGGTCAAGAAGAGCATGGAATTGTTAGATGGCAGAGCAAGGTGTATCAGTTATATGTGAAGGTGGATTAGATTTAGTAGGTTCAACACATACTTTATTTAGAACTCCCGGAGTAGCAACAGAATTACAAAACTTTGAATCATCTATTCATGGTGGATATAGAAGAGTAAATGGATTTGCAAAATTTGGAAGCAATCAACCTAATGGTAGCACTAATAATGTCGAAGGTATTTTTAGATATGCTAAAGGTGTAGTAGCTTGTCAAGGTTCAAACATATATTATAGCACAGATGGTTCTACATGGACACAAGTAAATAAAAATACTTACCAATCAAAAACAGGAACTGTTGCAGTATCTTCCGGTTCAGCAACAATAACTGGAACTAACACATTATTTAGTTCAGAGTTTGCAGTAGGTGATGATATAAGAATTAATGGCGAAGAATACAATGTTCTTTCTATAGCAAGTAATACATCAATGGCTGTGGATGAAAATTTTATTTCTTCTGCGTCAAGTCAAAACATTTTTAAAAATGGAGCAACAGCAGGACAACTATCAAGTGGTTCAACAGTTGCAAGAACAAATCAAAGTAATTGTCAATTTGCTTTATACGAAGGTGAGTCACAATATGGCGAACTATATATTACTGATGGTATAAATGAAATTGCCCAATTAAAAATAGAAATTTCCGGTAATACTTATACTTATTACTTTAAAGAAATAGAAGCAAGGTCAGCTCCTTCCGACCCATCACTTTGTACAATCTTTGCAGAAAGATTAATAGTGGCAGGTCAATCAAGCAATCCACAAGTTATTGCTTATAGCACAAGATTAATACCAGAAGATTTTACTGGAGCTAGTGCAGGAACAATTGATGTTGGAGACAGGATAAGAGCTGTTAAACCTTTTCGAAATAAATTAATTATTTTTTGTAAAGATAGTATTTATCAGTTATCAAATTTAGATTCAACTCCAGTCTTATCTGGAGTAACAAAAAACATAGGATGTCTTGATGGTAATACAGTTCAAGAGATTGGTGGTGACTTAATTTTCTTATCACCAGATGGACTTAGAACTATTGCAGGTACAGCTCGTATTGATGATATAGAATTAAGTTCTATTAGTAGAAAAATTCTACCAGTATTTAGAGATGATGTTTTACCAAACTTAGCTACAATTACTTTTTCAAGTATGGTAGTCAGAGAAAAAAGTCAATACAGATTATTTTATTTTGATACAACTAAATCTGATTCAACACAAAAAGGAATTATAGGAACATTTAAAATTTCTTCTACTGGTGCGGCAGTATATGAATGGAGTCAGACAGTTGGAATACCAGCTAAAAGAGTTCATGCTGGAACAGACGAAAACAATTCAGAAGTTTTGTACCATGCGTCAGAAGATGGATATGTCTATAGTCACGATACTGGAAATAATTTTGGAGGTAGTAATATAGAAGCTATTTACAAAACACCAGATTTAGATTATGGAGATGCAGGTGTTCGTAAAACTTTATACTATCTTAAAACAAGTATTAGAGCAGAAGGAACAAATAGTAATTTAAAACTTTTACCAAGATTTGATTTTGAAGATAATAATGTACCACAACCAAACGAAATAGAATTAGGTGCATTAGCTCAACCTGCGGCTTTTGGTGCGGCAATCTTTGGAACAGCAGTTTTTGGTCAAACTTTATTTCCACAACAACGAACAGTATTAGCTGGTAGTGGATTTACAAGTAATTTTAAAATTAGAAGTACAGATACAGCATCACCTTATACTGTTTCTGGATTTTATGTAGACTTTATACCCGGAGGAAGAATATAATATATGGCGACTTATACTAGACAAAGTTCATTTTCAGATGGCGATACTATTTATGCGTCATTATTAAATAATGAATTTAATCAACTCATAGCGGCTTTCCATCCATCAAGTGGTCATACACACGATGGGTCAACAACTGGTGATGGTGGACCTTTATCTACTTTATATAGTAATGTATTAAGTTTTGGTACTGGTACAGATGCAGACATTGCTCTCACATTCAATGCAAACTCTAATGATGGTTTGTTATATTGGATGGAAGATGAAGATTATTTTAAATTTCAAGATGATGTATTAGTTAATAGCACAGAAAAATTATACTTTAGAGATACTGGATTATATATTAATTCATCTACTGATGGACAATTAGATATAGTTGCAGATACAGAAATACAAATAGCGGCAACAACAATTGACATTAATGGTGCGGCAGATATTTCTGGTAACTTAGGTGTTGGTGGTAACTTAACTGTTACTGGTACTTCAACTTTTAATGGTGGAACAATTAACCTTGGTGATTCTGCGGCAGATACAATTGCATTTGGTGGAACAATTACAGGAAACTTAGTCTTTGAAGGTTCGAGTGCTGATGCACATGAACTAACTTTATCACCGGGAAATCCTACTGGAGATGTTACAGTAACTTTACCAATAGCAACTGATACACTTGTAGGTAAAGCAACTACTGATACATTAACAAATAAAACTCTTACAAGTCCTGTTATCAATACAGGCATATCTGGGTCAGCAATATTAGATGAAGATGATTTCTCTTCTGACTCAGCTACAAAATTAGCAACACAACAATCAATCAAAGCATATATTGCAACTCAAGTTTCGACTGGTGATATTACATCTGTCGTAGCTGGTACAGGTTTAACAGGCGGTGCTACAAGTGGCGATGCAACTTTAAATGTTGTAGGTGGTACAGGCATTACAGCAAACGCAAATGATATAGCTGTTGATGCTTCTGTTGTAGCAACACTCACAGGTTCTCAAACATTAACAAATAAAGTATTAACTTCACCAGTTTTAAATACTGGAATAAGCGGAACAGCAGTTAAGGATGAAGACAATATGTCTTCTGATAGTGCTACACATTTAGCTACTCAACAAAGTATTAAAGCTTATGTAGATTCACAAACATATTTAAGTTTAATTGACGAAGATAATATGTCTTCAAATAGTGCGACTAGACCACCAAGTCAACAATCAGTCAAAGCTTATGTAGACGCTAACGATTTAAGTCTTATTGATGAAGATAACATGGCATCAGATAGTGCTACAAGACCTCCATCTCAACAATCAGTTAAAGCATATGTAGATTCACAACCTAATGCTTTAACACTTATTGATGAAGATGATATGTCTACTGATAGTGCAACAAGACCTCCTTCACAACAATCAGTTAAAGCATATGTAGATAGTCAAG